TGCATACAGCTTTTTTATGGGAAGTTCATCATCCGGCAAGAGAGTAAATGAACGAAGTGCCATGCAGATGACAGCAGTTTACTCCTGTGTGCGTATTCTTTCAGAAGCAATAGCCAGTCTGCCGCTGAATGTTTACAGATATAACGAAGATGGAGGCAAAGAAAAGGCACTGAATCACCCACTGTATAAGCTGCTGCATGATGAACCGAATCCAGAGATGACATCCTTTGTATTCCGGGAAACGCTGATGACGCACCTTTTGCTGTGGGGTAATGCTTACGCACAGATTATTCGTAATGGCAAGGGAGAGGTAGTTGCGCTGTATCCGCTGATGCCAGATCGTATGAGTGTGGAACGTGACAGTAAGGGAACACTCTATTATAAATATACGAAGATTATGGAAGATGCACCGACAATGGAGGGAACAACGGTGTACCTGGATGCATCAGATGTTCTTCATATTCCTGGACTTGGATTTGACGGACTTGTTGGATATTCCCCGATTGCTATGGCAAAAAATGCAATAGGACTTGCCATAGCAGCAGAGGAGTATGGATCAAAGTTTTATGCCAATGGTGCTGCACCTAGTGGTGTGTTGGAGCATCCTGGCACAATCAAAGATCCAAGCAAGGTCAGGGACAGTTGGAATGCAGCCTTTGGCGGAAGCTCCAACAGCCATAAAGTGGCAGTCCTTGAGGAAGGACTTAAATATACACCAATATCCATTTCTCCGAATGAAGCACAGTTTTTGGAGACAAGAAAATTTCAGATTAACGAAATTGCTCGAATTTTTAGGGTTCCGCCTCACATGGTGGGTGACCTTGAGAAGTCGAGCTTTTCTAATATTGAGCAGCAGTCACTTGAGTTTGTGAAATACACGCTTGACCCTTGGGTTATCAGATGGGAGCAGTCACTTTTTCGTGCACTCCTATCGGAAGAAGAAAAGAATACCTATTTCTTTAAATTGAATGTTGAGGGACTGCTCAGAGGAGATTATGCAAGCCGTATGAACGGTTATGCAACAGCCAGACAGAATGGCTGGATGAGTGCAAATGATATCAGACAGCTTGAGGATTTGGACAGAATCCCAGTGGAACTTGGTGGAGATTTGTACTTGGTAAACGGCAATATGCTGCCGCTTGAGAAAGCCGGTGCAGCTTATTCAAATACAGAAAAGAAGGAGGATGCAGATGAAGAAACAGAAGAAGTTCTGGAACTGGATAAACCAGACAGAACCAGAAGACAGCAAGGAACGAGTGCTTGAACTGTATGGAACCATCGCAGAGGTATCGTGGTTTGACGATGATGTGACACCACAGATGTTTCGAGATGAACTTTTTGCAGGGAATGGACCTGTTACTGTTTGGATCAACTCGCCAGGTGGTGACTGCATTGCTGCGAGTCAGATTTATTCCATGCTGATGGATTACGAAGGAGAGGTAACAGTCAAGATTGATGGTATTGCAGCCAGTGCCGCATCTGTCATTGCGATGGCAGGAACGACTGTCCTTATGGCACCGACAGCATTGATTATGATCCACAATCCAATGACGGGAGCATTTGGAAATCATGCAGATATGGAAAAGGCAATCGAGATGCTTGATGAAGTAAAAGAAAGCATTATCAATGCCTATGAGATTAAGACGGGGTTATCCCGTTCTAAACTGTCACATCTTATGGATGCAGAAACCTGGATGAATGCAAACAAAGCGGTAGAGCTTGGGTTTGCAGATGACATCCTTGTGGATGAAAAGAGAAGTGCAGACAGCAACGAAGCATATTTATTCTCTGGAAAAGAGACGGAAACAAGGCTTATGAATAAGCTGATGACTCATTTCAAACCGGAGCCTAAGAATATGACACCTGCGAAGGCAGCAGAGATTTCTGCAAAACAGGAAATAAAAGAGCCTGAAACAAATGGAACTAAAGTTGATGAGCTTGAAAAAAGACTCAATCTAATCAAACCTTAAGGAGGAATTTATAATGAGTAAGATTAATGAATTACGCGCACAGAGAGCAAAGACATGGGAGCATACTAAGGCATTCTTAGATTCCCACAGAAACGAGAAGGGTATTCTTTCAGCAGAGGACACACAGATCTATGAAAGAATGGAGCAGGAGATTGTTGACCTCGGAAGAGAAATCGACAGACAGGAGAGAATTGATGCAATGGAGCGTGAGATGAACGCACCAACAGCCACTCCTCTTACTGCAAAGCCTGATAACAATAAGAAGGACACAAAGGCAGGCAGAGCTTCTGATGCTTACAAGGAAGCATTTTGGAACCAGGTTCGTGCCAAGGATGGTGTATCTTACGAGGTTCGTAATGCACTTTCAGAGGGTGTCGATTCAGAAGGTGGCTATCTTGTACCGGATGAATTTGAGCGTACTTTAATCCAGGCACTTGAAGCAGACAATGTGATCCGTGAGCATTCCCATGTAATTACAACTTCCAATGGAGTTCACAAGATTCCGGTAGTTGCTACAAAAGGTGTTGCAAACTGGATTGACGAGGGTGGTTCTTATGGTGACAGCGATGATGTATTCGGTCAGGAGCAGATTGATGCTCATAAGGTCGGTACAATTGTAAAGGTATCCGAAGAGCTTCTTAATGATTCTGCTTTTGACTTAGAGGCATATTTCAGAGAGGAATTTGCAAGACGTATCGGAAGCAAAGAAGAGGAGGCGTTTCTTGTCGGTGATGGCGTGAAGAAGCCTACAGGTATTCTTCATTCTACAGGTGGTGCTGATATTGGAGTTAAGGCTGCAAGTGCGACAGCAATTACTGCAGATGAGATTATCGACCTTTTCTACAGCCTTAAGTCTCCATATCGCAAGAATGCTATCTGGGTACTTAATGATTCCACAGTTCGTGAGATCAGAAAGCTTAAGGACAATAATGGTCAGTTTTTGTGGCAGCCGGGTCTTAGAGAGGGAGAGACAGATACACTTCTTGGTAAGAAGATTGTAACCAGTGCCTATGCTCCTGAGATTGCGGCAGGTGCAAAGACAGTTCTTTTTGGTGATCTTTCATACTACTGGATTGGTGACCGCCAGGGCATCACATTCAAGAGACTCAATGAAAGATATGCCGATTTAGGACAGGTAGGATTCCTCGCATCTAAGAGAGTAGACGGTAAGCTTGTACTTCCAGAAGCAATCAAGGTTCTTCAGATGAAGGCAGGAACTGCATCTAAGTAAGACAGATGGGGGTAACGAAATCGTTACTCCCTAAAATTATGAAAGGTGGTGGCAATGTGCTGGTTACACTAAAGAAAATGAAAGAGTATCTGAAAGTGGACTTTGATGATGACGATGCTGTTATCCGAAATTTGGAAGGAGCGGCAGAAAAAATGGTTATGGACATTATGAGAGCTGATAGTCTGGAACCTTACAAAACTGACCATTATACAAAGACCGCAGTCATGTATGCCACAGCCTATCTGTACGAGCATCGTGAGGATGCAGACCACCATGCTTTAACACTTACCCTGCGTTCCCTATTATTTGGGAACAGACGGGAGGTGTTTTAGGTGGATATTGCACTGATGAATGTAAGGATACTGTTTCAAAAGAATGTGGTTAAGACTGACAAAATCGGAAATCACACAAATACCTGGGAAGATTATTATTCCTGCTATGCCACAGTAAGTGGAGAGAATGGAACAGAAAAGACTGTCGCAGGACTTGTGGTTGATGATTCTGACATCAGTTTTTCTGTCAGATATTGCCGATTAGTGTCGAAGATTGAAAGCACCGGATATCGCATCCTTTTTAATGATGCTATCTACAATATTCTTTCTGTTGACCATATGAACTATAAGAGAAAATCCGTGAAGTTTAAGTGCCAGAGAGTAAGGAGGTAGTGATGGGAAATACAGTCAAAATTGACCAGCTTGCTGCGGAAATTATGAATGGGCTTACTGAATATGCAGATATGGCCACGGATGATATGAAAGCAGCTGTGAAAAAAGCAGGTACTTCCGTGAAGAAAGATATTCAGAGTACCGCTCCAAAGGATACGGGAAAATATGCAAAGAGCTGGACTGCCAAAACCACAAAAGAGACAGCAAATTCTCTTGAGGTCACGGTGTATTCTCCAAGTAAATATCAATTAGCACATTTATTGGAGTTTGGCCATGCCAAGCGTGGCGGCGGAAGAACCAAGGCACAGCCACATATTGCACCTGCCGAGGAGCGTGGCGTGGAAACATTGGAGCGAGAAATCGAGAAAGCATTGAGGTAGGCTATGGATAAATTGATACAAATCATTGAAGAAATGGACATCCCTTTTGCTTATGATCATTTCGCAGAAGGAGAAAGTCCAGAACCTCCGTTTATCTGTTATCTCATTCCCGATACTGATAACTTTGCAGCAGACGGAAGAGTGTATTACAAGACAAACGAAGTAAGAATTGAACTTTATACAGATAGAAAAGACATATCTGTGGAAGAAAAAGTAACTGCCGTGCTTGATAGACATGGTATTTTTTATACACAATCGGAAACATGGATTGAATCAGAAAAGCTGTATGAAGTCCTGTTTTCTTTTGAAATAGCTTAGGAAAGGAAGGTTTTCGTTATGGCAAATAACAAGAAAAATAAGGTCAAGTACAACCTAAAGAATGTACATTATGCATTGCTTAACATTGCTGAAGATGGCACGGTTTCGTACGGCACTCCGGTTGCCATTCCAGGTGCCGTATCCATCGGACTTGATGCAAATGGTGAGCCAAGCAACTTTTATGCAGATGGATATGCGTATTACACCATTTCCAACAATATGGGCTACGAAGGTGACCTTGAGATTGCAATGGTTCCTGAGTCATTCCGTGTGGATGTCTTAAAGGAAGAGTTAGATTCCAATAAAGTGCTTGTGGAAAATGCGAATGTAGAAACTGCTAATTTTGCACTGATGTTTGAGTTTGATGGCGATATCAAGAAGATTCGTCATGTCATGTATAAGTGTGCCGCTTCTCGTCCAAGCATTGAATCTCAGACAAATGAGGATGAAATCGAGGTACAGACAGAAACGCTGACACTTAAGGCAACTCCACTTGCAAATGGATATGTAAAGGCAAAGACTGGAGATGATACCACTGATGCTGTATATCAGAATTGGTATAAGTCCGTGTATATGCCAAATCAGAATGCAGCAGTAGAAAAAGCAGCATCACAGGCAAGTGCATCAAAATAAGGAGGGCATTATAAATGGGAATGACAAGAAAGATTGAGATTGACGGCAAAGAGGTTCTTTTCAAAGCCTCTGCCGCCATTCCGAGAATTTATAGAATTAAGTTTCACAGAGATATCTATAAGGATTTGTCGGCGCTTGAAAAGGCGATTGATAAGAATTCAGAGGAAGGTTCAACTCTTGATACTTTTTCTCTTGAGATGTTTGAGAATATTGCCTATATCATGGCTAAACACGCAGACAGCACAATTCCTGATACCCCGGAGGAATGGTTGGACGAATTTAATACTTTCTCCATTTACCAGGTACTTCCGAAACTCATTGAGTTGTGGGGATTAAATGTGCAGACGGATGTAACTGCTAAAAAAAACCTCGCACAACTGACAGACCGATGACAACACCATTATTTCTGCTTAGATGCGTACAGCTTGGCATATCTATTCGTGACCTTGACTTGCTTACGATTGGTATGGTCAATGATATGTACGCAGAAAGCAGCAATGATGATTGGAATTATAATACAGTCGCTACGCAAAAAGACTTTGATAAATTTTAAGGCTCAGCATATGTCGGGCTTTTCTTTTGCGTGAAATTAGGAGAGGAGGTATTTGCCGTGGCAAATCGAATTAAAGGTATTACTGTCGAAATCGGCGGCGATACCACCAAACTTCAGACTGCCTTAAAGGGAGTCAATGGTCAAATAAAAAGCACACAGCAACAGCTAAAAGATGTAGACAAGCTGTTAAAACTAGATCCGGGCAATACAGAACTGCTTGTTCAAAAACATAAGTTGCTTGCAGAGGCTGTGGGTGAAACCAAAGAAAAACTGGCAACACTGAAAACAGCAGCAGAGCAGGCTAATACAGCACTTGCCAAAGGAGAGATTTCGCAAGAACAGTATGATGCACTGCAAAGGGAGATTATTGAAACCGAGCAGGATCTAAAGAAATTAGAAACGCAGGCAAATCAATCTGCAACAGCAGTGCAGAAGATTGCATCAGCTGGTGAAAAGTTAAAGACCACAGGAGACAACATTTCAAATGCAGGTCAGAAACTGCTTCCAGCAACGGCAGCAGTTACAGCACTTGGCGGAGCATCATTAAAGACTGCGGCTGATTTTGAAAGTTCCATGTCCCAGGTACAGGCAACAATGGGTATTACCAAGGATTCCATGTCTACGGTTAATGGACAGTCGGTTAATACGATGGAGACACTTGGAAAATTGGCAAAGAAAATGGGAAGTGAAACAGCTTTCTCTGCCACGGAGTGTTCGCAGGCACTTAATTATCTTGCACTTGCCGGATACAACACGGAGCAGATGTGCAACACACTTCCTACCGTATTAACTCTTGCAGCGGCAGGTGGCATTGATCTTGCATCTGCATCAGATATGGTAACAGAGGCCATGTCTGCCCTTGGAATGGGTGTAGACGAAGCAGGGACGATGGTTGACCAGATGGCA